AGCCGGCCGGCATGTCCGATCAGAGGGACAAGGGCTGGACCGACGGCGAGCTGGCCAAGTGGACGCGGCTCCGACGGCCGGTGGTGGCCACCTGATGGGTGGGCTCAAGTTCCCGCAGCAGCGGATCCACAACATCGAGCGCAAGCTCCAGGGCCTCGCGGCGGCGGCCGACGACCTGACGCCCATCTGGCCCTACGTCGGCAACTACCTGGCCCGGGTGACCCGCCAGCAGTTCAGCACCAAGGGCCGGCGCAGTGGTGACCCCTGGGTGCCGCTGGCCCCGAGCACGCTGCGCGAGAAGCGCCTGAAGGGCTGGCCGCGCTCCCCGCTGGTCCGTACCGGCGAGATGAAGGGAACCCTCACCAGCAGGCCCATGGAGGTGGAGGTCTACAACCGGCGCACGGCCGAGTTCGGGACCAACAACAAGAAGGCGGTCTGGCAGCACTTCGGCACGTTCCGCAACGGCAAGCGGCACATCCCGCCCCGCCGCATCGTGGCCGTCACCGACTTCGACCGCGTGCAGATCGCCCGGATCATCAAGCGCCACCTGGACAAGAAGTCGGGGATCAGACCATGACCGCGCTCAGCCGTAGCCCGTACAACCTGCGCCAGTGGGTCCTGACCTACCTCCAGTCGGCCGTGCCACCCCTGATCACCCAGGCCCGGATCGACTGGGGCAAGGACGCGTTCAGCCTGCCGAACATCCAGGACTACGACGTCTACGACCTGCCGATGACCAACCTGTACCCGGCCATCGGCTTCTACCTCCAGAACGACGTGAATTTCGACCACCGCGACTTCTCCGACCGGATGGAGGAGGAGTACTGGCGCAAGTACCAGGGCACGGTCACCGTCTGGGTCCAGACCCCGTACACCGACGCCGACGGGCACCTGCCGGCCAACGCCCGCGACGAAGCCATCCGGCTCCGAGACGACCTGGTCGAGCTGGTCGGGCAGGCCCTGCTCCTGACCCCGTCCCTGGGCCACCCGGACGAGGCGTGGCTGGAGGAGTCCTCCATCGCGGTCAACCGGTTCGACCCCATGCGGGCCAAGGAGAACAGCCCGGCCTGGCTCTGCGGGGCGAACATCCCGGTGGTCTACAACGTCAAGTCCCACCTGGTCCGCGCCGCCATGGGCGCGGCCAACACCATCCATGTGGTCCCGTCCATCCACCCCGCAGAGATGCCCTAGGAGCCCGCCATGTACAAGACCGTCTACAGCACCGACGTCGCGCCGATCATCACCGAGGACGACACGATCGTCTACCCCCAGGCGTTCCAGACCGTCCTGGACGGCCAGGTGGTCCAGCTCGCCCTGGCCGACGGCCGGCTGGTCGACGTGCACGACCGCATCACCAAGAAGGACTCGACCCCCGAGGCGTACGCCTGCAAGCAGCAGACGAACCGACTCAACGCCCAAGCGGCGGCCGGGATGGCTCCCGTGCCTCCTACCATGAACAGTGACGCTGCCGAGTAGCGGCACCCCACCCCACCCCGTTTTGAGGAGTTCAAATGCCGGGCGTTGAAGTAATCACCGCCACGCGCCAGGGGCCGTCCGCACCACTCGCGGCGGCGTCTGGCCAGTTCTTCGCTGTTGGTATCGCCGAGCGCGGTGACAACGCCAACCCCATCCTGATCCGTGGCGCTGCCGACATGGCCAAGTACCTCGGGTCGCGGCAGTCCTACAGCGCGACGCTCTGGGACAACCTGGCCACGTTCTTCAACGAGGGCGGCACCCAGGCGTACGTCTCCCGCGTGACCGGCCCGGCGGCCTCCGTCGGCACCCTGACGCTCCAGGACAAGGCGGGCTCGCCGCTGAACACCCTGCGCGTGGACGCCCAGAACCCGGGCGCGTGGTCGGCCAACCTGAAGGTCGCGGTCGCGGCCGGCTCGATCCCGAACACGTTCCGGCTCACGGTCACTCTGTCCGGAGTCGTGGTCGAGGACTACAACAACCTGGCCACCCCGACGGCGGCGGTGAACGCGTTCGCCAAGAGCGCCTACGTGCGCTGCACCGACCTGGCATCGGTCACGGCGGCCCCCAACAACATCCCGGCTCCGCTGGCGGCCACGGCTCTCTCGGCCGGCAACGACGACCGCGCGGCAGTCACCCCGACCATGCTCATCGCGGGCCTGGACCGGTTCAACTACACCCTGGGCGACGGTGCGGTCTCGATCCCCGGCTACAACACGGCGGCGGTCTGGACGGGCATCGACACCCACTGCCGGGCCAACCGGCGGGTGGGCATCCTGGCGTCGGCGCGCAACGACACCAAGACCACGCTGCTCTCCCGGACGGCCGACCTGGACTCCGAGTACAGCGCCGTGTTCGCGCCGTGGGTCCGGATCTCGGACGGCTCGGGCGGCTACGTGGCCATCTCCCCGGAGGGATACGTCGCGGCGGCTCGGGCTCGGGCGCACAACACGGTCGGTCCCTGGAAGGCGGCGGCGGGCGTCGGCTCGGTCGCGACCACCCTGCTGGACGTGGACGGCCCGACGTTCTCGGTGCAGGACGCCAAGGACCTGGACGACGGCCGCATCAACGTGATCCGCGTGGTGGCCAACTCGATCCGGCTCTACGGCTGGCGGTCGTTCTCCTCGGACGTCGTCAACTACCCGATGATCAAGGCGCGGGACACCCTCAACTGGTTCGTCACCCGGTGCGAGGCGGCCCTGGAGAACTACGTGTTCGCCACGGTCGACGCCAAGGGCCAGCTCCTGTCGGCCATCAACGCCGCGATCGTGGGCGTGGCCGAGCCGGTGCGGGTCGCGGGCGGGCTCTACGAGCTGTACGACGCGACCGGCAAGCGGATCGACCCGGGCTACAAGGTCGTCACGGACAGCTCGGTCAACACCCCCGACACGCTGGCCACCAACGTCGTCAACGCCCTGCTCACCGTGCGGCTCTCGCCGACCGGTGGCCTGATCCGCCTGACGATCGTCAAGGCCGGCCTGACCAGCGGCCTGTAAGCCCCCGACCCCCAGTAACCCTGAGCTTAACGAGGGAGTGACCCAGTGAGTAAGTCCGCGCAGCGTATGTTCCTCGTCAAGGTTGACGGGATCGACGGCTACTTCATGCGCAAGTCCGGTGGCAACATCGGCGCCAACACCAGCAAGGTCTACGACGGCGGCAGCAAGGTCCCCGACCTGATCGCCGGCTCCCCGGAGACCGACAACGTGGCTGTCTCCCGGGCCTACGACCCGGCCCGGGACGGACAGCTCTGCCGCGACCTTCGCCAGCTCGTCGGCTCGTGGCGGACCACGGTTTCGGTGACCCCCACCGATGCCGACTTCAACGCCGTGGAGCAGCCCACCGTGTACTCGGGCGCGCTGCTGGTCGGCTTCCACGAGATCGAGGTTGACTCGGCCTCTGGTGACCCGGCGATCTACGAGCTGGAGTTCGCGGTCGGAAGCGTTCGCTAGCCGCAAGTTGCGGGCGCGGTGGCCGGCTAGCCAACGGTGAGACGCCCTGGGGAACAACTCCCGGCCAGGAGCCCCAGGGCGTTTTCACAAACTGAAACCGCGCACGCAGAACCCAACCACCAAGGAGATGCCCGCATGTCCAACGCCCGCCGAGTTGGTGCCGTCCCTGTCGAGGATGAGCGCACCGACACCAACCAGTTCGACATCCCTGGCAAGGCCCAGGCGACCGCGAGCCCCGAGTCCGTCATGGCCGACATCGCGGCTGACCTGTCCAAGGAGCAGGAGGCAGCCGAGCCGATCGCCGTGGTGGTCCCGAAGCGGCCCAACTACAAGCTGCTGTTCCGCACCGACATCGACTTCGACGACCTCCGGCTGTGGATGAAGAAGGCCAAGGAGGGCAAGGGCGACAAGGCTGACACCAACGCGCTGCGCCTGGCCCTGGCGGTCATCATCAACACGAACGTCGGCCTGCTCTTCCAGGGCAACGAGGCCACGGCCCGGGACGGCCGGCCACTGACCGTGCACCACCCGGAGTTGCAGGCTCTGCTGAAGACCCCCACGGGCGGCGTGCCGGCTGCGGTCCGCAAGTTCTACGGCAACGACGGTCACATCATCCTGACCATGCAGCGGATCCTGGAGGAGGCCGGCTACTCGGCGGATGTGGACCTGGAGGGCGACGACGGCCCTTTCGAGATCTAGTCAGGCGGCTGAGTGCCGACCCTCGGGTCAAGATGGCAGGCGGCGTGGCTCGGTACTTCCGGGTCGCGCCGCACCAGCTCCTGACGACCACCTACTTCGAGTGGGCGGTCAACGTCGCCGCCTTCGAGGTGACCAGCTCGGCCGAGGCGGCAGCCAACAAACGTAGCAGCAACGGCAGGGGCAACATGCCGCGCAATCCCGGACACTAGGAGGGACGCGGCCAGCAGGACAGAGGGGAGGTCGTTCTCCAGTGGACAAGCCGGGCGAGGAAGAGCTTCGCTACCGCGCCGACCTGGAGAACGGCATCTCCAAGCCCGTCGCCGAGATCATCGCCTCATTCGAGGCCCTGGACGCGCAGTCCGAGGAGACCGACCGCGAGCTGAAGAAGCTGGAGCGGCAGGCCAAGGCTACCGGGCGCGAGCTGGAGTTCCAGGCAGCGAAGATCGCCGTGGCCAACATGGCGATCAAAGACCACGCCACCCGGACGAAGACGACCACCGATGTCTACAAGGCCATGGTCGCGCAGTCGAAGGCCAAGACCAAGGCGCACGCCGAGGAGGAGAAGGCCACCAGGAAACTGGAGGCAGAGAGCAAGAAGCTCTACAAGACGTTCAAGCTCCTGGGCACCGAGTACAAGGTCCACAAGAAGGACCTGGAGAAGATGGAGAAGGCCGGCCAGGGCGTCCTGAAGTTCCTGCGCGGGCTCGGCGGCATCGCTCGGGTGGCCATGATGGCGACGATGGGCCTGGGCATGCTCACGGCCGGCATGGAAGCGGTCGGTGCGATCGCGGGCGCCGGCAACCTGGTCCCGGCCATCCTCGCGGTGTCGGGATCCCTCCTCCAGCTCGGGTCCCTGGCCGCCCTGCTACCTACCGCCATCGGCGGGCTCGTCGCCAGCATGCTGGTCATGAAGCTCGCCTTCGCCGGGGTGGGCTCCGCGATCGGTGCCGCGTTCCAGAAGAACTGGGTGGCTTTCGAGCAGTCCATGGTGAACATGGCGCCGGCCGCCGGCACGTTCATCCGCCAGTTCATCAAGCTGATCCCGGCCCTGCGCAACGTCAAGACGACCATCCAGGACTCGTTCTTCCGGCCGCTGCTGGGCTCGACCGAGCAACTGGCCAAGCTCATCCCCACGATCGGCGCCGGCACCTCCAAGCTCGCAGCGGCCTGGGGCAACGTCATCCGCACCCTGGTCAACTGGGTCACGTCCAGCTCGGGCGCCGCGTTCCTGACCCGGTTGCTCGACAACGCGTCCAAGTTCGCCCTGATGCTGTCCAACCACCTCACCCCGGTCCTGAACGGGCTGGAGGCCGTGGTCCGCACCACCCAGCCGTGGATCGACCGG